AGCTAGAAAGGTCGGTTACAGATGCGAGGAGCTTCGCCCGGAACTTGAGTTCCTTCTGGACGAGGCTAGTGATTAGATCGTTCTTGGTTGCGACTAGTTGGGTATTCCCAGTAATGACGTCAGGCATAATGTTTCCTTTATGGTTTCAGGGTTTTCAGTTTCTCAATCAATTCGTCCTTGGTGAGTTCCTTCACAGGTTTCTCTCCAGAGAACGTCCCAGCCGATAAGTGAACATCACCCGGCTTCTGTGCTCCAGTCGTGAAGAAGTAAGGCTTTGACTTCGCCAGATTTGCAAGCTGGGTCTTTAGCTGTTCAGTGTTCAGATTGAAACTTTCGTCGATCTCAACACTGGACCAGTCGCCCACCTTGACGATGTCCTCCAAGGCTTCCTTGCGCGCTCCCATGGTGAGGGCTAATTGCTTAACCTCCTTCTGGAAGATGGTTCTAGCGTAGGCTGCATCCTTGGCCTTGAGAGCCTCTTCGATTTCCCGCTTGGATTTCAAAGCACCCTCCAGGGCTTCCTTATACTTGCCCTGCTCTGCTAACACCGTCTGCTCGCGCTCGTGTTCCTTAGCCTGAAACTCATTCAGCTTTGCTTTCAGGGCTTTGATTTCCCCGATTGCTCGTGAGTAAGTTTCATACTTCACGCTATCGCTCGAACTGTCCTTGTTTCCGGCACTGCCTTCGACTTGGTGGCCACTGACCACGTTCGTTTCTTCCATTCTTGATTATCCTCCTATGGTTTTCAAGTGTTGGTTAGAGATTACGACGGATATAGCGAATGACAATCTTTTTCGCCTGAGTCAGGAGCTTTTCCTCGAGAGCTCTACTGAACCCAAAAAACGATCGCCCGGCCTCTGCGACATATCGCGCCAGATCCGAGTTTCTTATACGCTTTCCAACGGTTGAGAGTCCGTTGCGCGTCTTCATCTTGTAGGGCTCATGAATCCCGTCGATGGTGATCCTGATCGTTCTACCGATCACGGAATGGTTGATCGCGTCCATCAGTTGCCCGGTCAAAGTTAGATTCGACCTGCGCTTCGAATAGGCCTGGTGAGGCCGAGTGGACTCGGCGATCTTATCGCGCTTATTGATCCAGCCTTTCGATAATGGCTTGAACTTCTCGCCAGTCTCTGGCGATGTGCCCTTCCTAGATGTGAACCTGAGCAATTCAGTTGCCAGAGTCCCGACCTCATTTAGCATCTCGCGATTCGAAAGGACTCGATTAAGCCGATCCTTGGTTTCCTGCTCCAGCCTGTCGATGCTTTTCTGGTTCACCTTTAGCTTCACTCAATAACCTCGAATAGCTGGCCCAGCCTACGAAGACCCTGGATGAACGAGATCGCGGTCTCCTGGCTCTCGAGCGAGCTGATCGTCCTAGCGCCTGCGCTCGCGTCGATCTCGGCCTTGAACTTTGGCAAGACCTCGCGCTTCACCTCGTCGCTTGTCACGCCGAAGAACGGGCGCTTATACTTCCCGTTTGGGATCGTCGGATGGCCTTCAAATCCGGTCTGGTGGCCGTAGGCTTTAGGCGCGTCCGTCTCGTCGTCGATGCCGATCACAACCGATGCTCCGTCCTCCTCGAGGATGTCGATCGAGCGAAGCATGTCCCCAGTGAGCGTCATGTTTACTTGGTTCCGGCTCTTGCCTGCGGCCTTGAAGGAAAGGCTGTTCGCGTAGGCTTTGGAGTAAGGGCTCTTCAGATCCTTACGGCCAAGCCCTCGCCCCTCCTTGGCCCGGTCGACCATGTAGTCGATCACGCCCTGGGCGATCTTACGGACCAGAACCGGATCGGATGAGATATCCCGGCCAGTGAGCTCGTTTAAGTCGAGCTTCTGAGAGACTCGGCTTTTCGTGAGCTTGATCCCGGGTTCAGCCATTTATTTCTTCTTTATCGTCCTCAACATCGGCCGCAGGTGGGGCTTGAGTTGGCATGATTCTTTCGATCTCCCGACCAGACTCTTCCTGGATTCGCTGATAGACTTCCTGCGCGTCTTCGAGCTCGATCTCGCGGTCCAAGGCGATGGCTTCGACCTGAGTGATCAGGCCCATCTCCTTGCGCTGTTGGATGTTCTGGAGCTTCTCGGCTTCGGATACCACGCTTGAAGGCTTCTTGAAGGTGATGCTCATAAAGGCGTCTTCAGAGATCGGAGCGACACGGTAGCCCGGGAGAACGCTAGTTCCTCCGTAGGTGTTCAGATAAGCCACGATGATCTTGAACAGCTTTTGTTCTGCGTCCTTGAATGCTGCGATGTCGGACTCGCTGGCCTCGAACTGCTCGACCATGGCCAGGAGGCGCTCGAATCCCGAGCTATACTTCACCGAGTCCATCTTCGCATTGACCACCTTCGGATCAACGCCACGGCTGGTCAGGAAGCTAGAGAGGAGGCCCTCGAGGTAGGACAGCGAGCCTTGCAGATCAGGGTTCGCGTTAGCATATCCGAAATCTGTCTCGACAGGGTTATTCGGATCAATCGGCAAGCGCAGGACGAAGTTAGTCCCGATCTGGATGTTATTCGGGATCAGGTTAGAGGGAGCCTTGAGCCATGCCTGGCCGAATCCCTGCATCCTGACCACGTTCCCAAGGTCGGTCAGACCTGCGTTGAACTGAATGGTAAAGTCGGTCAGAGCCGCGCCAGAGCGGACCCAGTACTCGCCGTCCTTGCCACCGTTGATGTCCACGAACGGAACGACCCCACCGATCGGGTTCTCGTAGCTCTCGGATGGCATGATGTTACCCTGCTCATCCATGACGAAATTGAACACAGGCGACCAGACCGCGATCGCCTTCATCCCTGCCTGGTAGTCGTCCTCGTCAGCGATCAGCTCGTTCATGCTGTCGCCGTCTTCGGTCACCTTGACGTTTGCCAGGTTACGGTCGAATCCGTTGATGCAATAAACCTCGCCTTCCTCCTGATCCTGGGACGATGGAACCACGTCGATGTTATGGGCGAGCAAGGCCTGGAGCTTCAGCTTGCCGGCCCGAGGGATCAGGTATAGGTGCGTCTGGTCTTGAAGCTTGAAGTATTCGTTGGCTTTCATCATGACCGTGTCGATCTTGAGATCCGCATACACCTGACGGACGACCATCTCCTGCTCTTCGCTGAGCCCGTAGAACTCGCGGACAGGGGCCTTCCGGTATAGGCTAGCCTCCTTCTTCACGATCCGGCGAGCCAGGTTGACCGAGCTTACGATCGGCGTGTTCTGGATGGTGTCTTTCGAATAGAACCCCTCGAGGTAAGCCTTCACCTGCTGGAGGATCCGGTCCTTGAAGATCTCGAACTGTCCGAAGCTCACCTTCTTGCGCTCGACGTTCTCGCTTGCCTTGGATTCGTCGATGATCTGTCTACGGACGTTAGGGTTCAAAAGGTTCAGCATTTTATCTCCTTGAGCTTCCGACCATTACGGTCCCGAGCGCGTTGTGCTCGTACACTACCGCATAGCCGATTGCGGTCGTGATGTGCTGGTAAGGCTTTGAATCGTCTTCGATGTAATCGCCGGACTTTTTCAAAGCTGTCAGCCTTAGCCCATCGTGCGTCACGGGAGCCGTTTTGTAAACGAACAAGCGTCTTTCGCCTGCCTCGTTCTGGCAATAGGCGTTCACGATATTGTGGCGCTTCCTCACCGGAGGATTCTCCCGAGGGACCTGCATCTCGAAGGTAGCTCCTGAGTTGGCCAGCGTTTTCCTGATGATGTCATAATCCGACACGATGGAGCGCGTGTCCCGTGCCTGCCCAGAGGCGTCGCCCCTCACCAGTATCTTCGCCCGGTGCGTCAGGATTCCCTTCTCGATCCATGCGTCGATAGCGTCCTGAGTCCGAGCTCCCTGGATCACCACCTCGTCGAACCAGTGCCAGGCCTTCCCGTCCCACTGGCCAGCCGCCGATGACATGGGCTTCCCGTGGCCGATGTTGAAGTCGAACGCGAGCACGATCGGGAGATGGGGCCTTACCTGGTAGGCGGTGTTCAGGTAGTTCTTATCGGCGTCATAGGCCGAGTAGATCCGATCCTGGTCGATCTCGACCCACTCGCCATAGATGTACCTCTGGGCCTCTCGAGGAGCCAAGTCCTGCTTCAGTTGCTCGATGTACACCGGATCCAGAAACGGGTTATCGGTCGTTACCGACTTGAACACCTTTCGAGTCTTGGATTCGCTGTCGAAGAAGTATTTATACACCCAATGGCCTGGCCCGTCTGGGTTCGTGGCGGCAATCAGGATGTTCTCCTTCACCTCTGGGATCCGGCGAAGCCTGGCCTTCAGCGTATCGAACGCGGCCTTGTCATCCTCGTTGTTCTCGGTGAGCTCTTCGAAGACCACCATGGACAGCTTAAGCGACCTGGCCTTCTTGTATTTCTTATCCGACCAACTTCTCGAGATGATCTCGGATCCGTTCCACCATGTAACCTTAGCGATCGAATGGTTCACCCTGTAATGTTTACCTTCGACGAAGTCTTCCGCGATGTGCTCTAGGATCTCCTTGAAGATCGTGTCCTTCAGATCCGGCAACGCCTTACGCGCTAGGCAGACTCTTGCTCCAGGATTCTCGACACAATGACGGACGGCCAAATGAGCCATAAGGATAGACTTTGCGGATCCATAACTGCCAGAAAGGAGAATCTCAGGCGTACCTCGTCCGAAATCCCAGTCATCAAGAAAATCGACGACATCAGACTGATACGGAATAACTCGCGGATTGAAGTCGCTGAAGTATGGCTTGGAGTATTGTTCATCCATTGATTCTTTTCTGGGCGATCTCGAAGTATCCAGGATCTCGCTCGATGCCAATGAATCCGAATCCAGTGGCCCTGGCAGCCATTCCGGTCGATCCGCTTCCCATGAATGGATCCAACACGACGCCGCCCGGTGGGGTTATCATTCGGACGAAATAGCTCATGAGCTTTTGAGGCTTAACTGTAGGATGGTTGTTTTTTGCAATAACATCATTACGCTTATCTTTTCCGTGTATTCTTTGATTCATATTTCCAGAAGGTCGTTCGTCTCCAATGTTTGAAACTTTATCTGGCATATCTTCAAGCCCTGCGTTGCGCTCGCTTGTGCTGATCTTAGCGCAGTAAAAGAAACGAGATGCGCATCCTTGGTTGGATGGCCTTGGTTCTTTGTTAATGTTTCCTTCTGCTCCGTGAAATCCTAGGCCGCTTCTTTTTGTTGGTCCGTTTCCAGTTTTAAGAATTCCACTCTGCCCATCAAGCGCCTTGATCGCGCACTCGATATCGC